TGATGAATATTCTGGGAGATCAAATACTGAGCTTGATGTAACGACTGGTGCGACAACTGCCACGTTACCTCTCTAAGCTATAGATATTTCTCAGGACCCTTTAAACTCAGATGTCGGTTCAGCTAACACCAATGTTCTATGTGTGATTCAAAACCACGTATGCGGACAGAAGTCGGCTGGCTTAGCTTAGGAGAATATTATGGCGATAAGTAGAGCGCAATTAGCTGCTGAGCTCGAGCCCGGACTGAACAGTTTGTTTGGTATGGAATATGACCAACATGGCAAAGAGTATGCAGAAATTTTTTCAATGGAAGATTCATCGAAAGCCTTTGAAGAAGAAGTTCTCATAGTCGGTTTTGGCGCAGCACCAGATAAAGCAGAAGGTCAAGGCGTAGTTTTTGATAACGCAAACGAAAGTTACACAGCTCGTTATTCACACGATACTGTGGCACTTGCTTTTGCACTTACTGAGGAAGCGATAGAAGATAATCTATACGACTCACTCGGCAAGCGTTATACAAAAGCATTAGCTCGTTCAATGGGTCACTCGAAAGAAGTGAAAGCCGCAAACGTGTTAAACAACGCTTTTTCTAGCAGTTATACAGGTGGAGATGGCGTTAGCTTGATTAACACATCACACCCATTAGCTGGTGGTGGCACTGATGCTAATAGAGCAAGTTCAATGGCTGATCTTAACGAAACATCGTTAGAAGCAGCACTCGTTGATCTAGCAACTTTCACAGATGACAGAGGACTTAACATATCTGTAATGGCGAATAAACTCATTATTCCACCACAGCTCAATTTTGTAGCTGACAGATTGTTAGCAAGTGCTGGTCGTACTGGAACCGCAGACAATGACATCAACGCAATCAAAAACACTGGTATGGTACCGGGTGGTTACGTTGTTAATCATCATCTAACAGATACTGATGCGTGGTTCCTCACGACTTCAGTAACTGACTCAGGTGAAGGTCTGAAAGGGTTTCAACGGACTGCTATGTCAACTAGCATGGAACCTGATTTCGCAACAGGCAATATCCGCTATAAGGCTCGCGAGAGATATTCTTTCGGTTGGAGCAATTGGCGTGGTATTTACGGAAGTCAGGGAGCGTAAAAACCTCTATAAATCAAAGGTTTACATAACTTTGTTAGATTAACAGCTTAACTGTTATAGAAAGGGTGCGAAAGCACCCTTTTTTTATGCCTAAAATAAATGTAAATTAATTGTATAAATAGTTGTAAATATTTGTACTTTTGATACTATATGTATGTGGAAACAATAATTAAAAACAAAAAGGGGAAAAAATGAGTAGAAAAGCAAGCATGAGTGAGTCAAACTTAATTGACAAAATCGAAAAAGAGTTTCCAGAATCTAAACCAACTCCAGCATCACATTTTGCTGAAGGTTACGAAGGTATCTGGTTCAGAGGTAGCGAAGATAGTGTAGATCATGTACCAATCTTTGACTACTGGAACGAGATGACAGTACATCCTAAGTTGAGCGAGATATTGATGAATGCTGGTTGGTACTCAGAGCCATACGATGCTGGAACTTTGATGGCTTTTAAGGAATGGTAATGGAAGATAAAATGACACATGGTGAGAGAAGAATCAAAACCATGCAATACAAACATCTTGAGGGTAATCAAAAAGAATCTCTTAGAGTGTTGGGTTTTAGTTACTATACTCCATCGTGGAGAAAAAGTAATTTGACTCCAAGAGAGGAAATGCAAGCCATACTCAATGTTTATCCAAGATTCAAACTTGTTAAGGAGTATTGGGATTTTGTTGATGTAGCATTTGATAATGGTTTTGAGTGTGGTCGTGGCAGTGTTACTAATACAAACTTTGGTAGAGGTCGCATTATCTATCTAATTCACCCAAAGACTGGTTGCGCCTTGAGTTTGCACATTCAAGATATGATTGAAAAAAGAGCAAAGAAACTAACCATCAAATTCTATGATGAAAATACAGATTGTGGTGGCTTTACTTGGGGGCAATCAAAAATATTTTACAGCATTGAGCGTTTGTCTGGGTTTATAAAGGAAAAAAACAATGGAAGATAAAACTTTTAAATTACCTTTACAGTTTGGAGAAGAAATCGCCCTACCTGATGGGCGATTTGTTTCTACTGCTATTATTGAAAAAGATAACCAAGACTTTTGGGCGATTTACAGAGCAAGAAAAACAGAACTTAAAAAAGCTGGTATTTTTATCTTCAAAGAAAATGAGCAATGGGTTTGCAAACGATATAGAAATGATAATCAAAAGATTGAAGAATCTATGGCTATTTCTAGTGAAATTAAAATAAAAGCACCAAAAGGCTTGGATTACTACCCATACCAGAAAGCTGGCATAGAATATATATCAAAAAAACCATCAGCTTTAATAGCTGACGAAATGGGATTAGGTAAAACTATTCAAGCAATTGGTTTGATGAACTCAGTCGAATTACCAACAGTGCTTATAGTTGTACCAGCTTCAGTCAAAATTAACTGGGGTATTGAGTGTAAAACTTGGTTGGTTAAAAATCGTGACATAAAAACCATAGAAAATGGCAAAGATGAGTTTCCTGTAAATCCTGATATTGTAATTATAAATTATGATTTGCTTACAAAATTTAAAGACGAGATTCTCACAAGAACTTGGAGCTATGTAATTTTCGATGAGTGTCATTATTTGAAAAACCCTAAAACTGCTAGGTCAAAAGTTGCTTTAAAAATAAAAGCTGACAGAAAAGTTGCCTTAACTGGTACACCAATACCAAATAAACCTATTGAATTGCAACCAGTAGCTGGTTATTTAAGTCCAAATGTATTTGGCAATTTCTTTAAATACGCATATAAATTCTGTGGCGCACATAAAATTAACATTGGTCGTAAGACTGTTTGGAATTTTGATGGTGCAACTAATCTTGATGAATTACAAAAAAGACTTAGATCAACCATAATGCTCAGAAGAAAAAAGAAAGATGTGTTGACTGAATTGCCTGACAAAGTAAGACAGGTTATCGTTCTTGGTAGAGATAATTATGGTCAGGAATTAGAAAAAGAATATGACACTTGGTCAGATGTGATCGCTGATACATCATCTAATGATATACCTTTCGATAAGATGTCAGGTGTTAGGCATCAAATGGCTTTGAAGAAAGTAGATCATGTCATAGAGCATGTATCAACTATTGATCACAAAGTTGTAGTGTTTGCTCATCATAAAGATGTCATTGCTGGTATTAAAGAAGGCTTAGAAAAACACGACAAAAAAGTAGTGATCTTAACTGGTGATATGCCAACTAAAGCTAGACAAGTATCAATTGACGAATTTCAGAAAGGTGATGCAGATGTTTTCATAGGAAGCATACAGGCTTCTGGTGTAGGGATTACATTAACAGCATCTAGCCATGTCGTTTTTGCAGAGATGGATTGGGTTCCAGCTAACATGAACCAAGCAGAAGATCGATGTCATCGAATTGGACAAAAAGACTCAGTATTGGTTCAACATATTGTTGTTGATGGTAGTATTGATGCTAAATTAGCTGAAACTTTGGTTAAGAAACAAAAGGTAGCTGATAAGAGTTTGGATAACCCTGATTTAACAAATACTATTATAGAAGAAATATCATATAACTCTGGTGAAGTAGAAAAACTGTACAAAGGTAAGAAAGTCAAAGCGTTACCAGATAATGTTGTTTCAGCCATGCAAGAATGTGTTAGATTATTAGCAAACCACTGTGATGGTGCTAATGATGAAGATGGTGTTGGCTTTAATAAGTTTGATGCTCCATTTGGTCACAATGTAAACCATATGGATAATTGGACAATACCTATACAACATGCTGTAAAAGATATGTTGAAAAAATACAAAAGACAAATGACAGGTGTTTGCGAACACGAATATTCAATAATTTACTCTTAACTTCCAATTATCCTAGTCTTGAAGTATGATATATTGACTAGGATAATTTTTTTTGTTTTATCGACAGACCTAGCTGACAAGCCAAGACGATAAAACTTATCACAAAGGAGTGATTAAAATGGCAAATTCAACTTTTAGTGGACCAGTCCGATCCAAGGGCGGTTTTAATGTAATTAACGAAGCTAGTAGTACAGGCGCAGTTACACAGACAGGTTTCTCAGTAAACTCTACTGGACAACTTATTTCTTTAGGTTGCAGAAAAATACAAACATTCGCAGTTTCTCTTGCGAGTACAAATGCAGCTTCTGTAACATATGGTGATGACGATGTGCTTGTTGAACTAGGTGAACTAAACACAGATCATCCAGATGATTTAGTAACGGCTACTAAGTTTTTTATACACAAAGTAGTAGTTGGTATAACAACAGCAGCAGCCAGTGATGCTAATTCACTAGCAAACTTACAGCTTAGTGCTACATCAGGCACAGCAACTAACGCAGCTATATCTTCTGGAACAGAAATTGTGGGAGCTGGGGTTGCATCATTTAACCCTAGAATCTCAGCTACTGACTCAGTGACAGAGGTTGATATTAATCTTGATGATACAGCTGGAAACTTTCATGTATTCGAGCCAAATATAAGTGCTGCAATTGCGAGCAAATATTTGTACATGGGTGCTGGAGATGCCTGTGATACAGCACTCACGGCATTTCGTGCTACTGTTGAGATAGAATACACAGTATATTAAGGAGTAAATTATGGCAGCTAGATCAGACGTAAAAGCAGTCACAATTACTGCCGATACACAGGCATTAGATGCCGATGGAATCTCAGCAGCAGCAGCAGTTGGAAATAACGCAGCACTTACTTTAGGTGGTGCGTTAACTTCTGGCGGTTCTGCTACATTTGATTCTGGGAGAATAGTTACTATTCTTTCTGCTGGAGATGATTCTAGTAAATCATTTACTGTGGTCGGAACAGATGTTAATGGTGATGCTCAGACAGAAAGTATTACAGGTGCAAATGCTGGTACAGCTACTGGCTCATCATATTTCAAAACTGTAACTAGCATAACAGCTGTGGGAAACCCAGCTGGTAATGTCAGTGCTGGGGTTAATACCGCAGTTGCTGATGTTGTATTTGCTGGAAGAAGCAGATTAAAAGGTGTGTTTTTGACTAGCACAGCAACTGCTGGAACTATTGATTTTTTAACTACTTCTCCTACTGGAACAAGTGTTTTAAAATTAAGTTCAGTTTCAGATGCTGATGCTACCAGAGATGTAACGATACCAAGTGATGGTGTTGTTTTTAGTGCTGGTATATACATACAATACACAGTCAGCACCTTTTTGACTCTTACAGCATTTCATGCGTAATGGCATTAGATGAAAATGTAAAAATGACTCCTAGCAGTAGAGTAATCTATTGTGTGGAGTCTTTTTATAGATTTAACAAATAATGGTGATATATGGCTACTTCAAGTAGTAAAAACTTTGAACCTGATGTTGGTGAATTTGTCGAAGAAGCATTTGAAAGATGCGGAATAGAGCTGCGAACAGGTTATGATTTAAAATCAGCAACCAGAAGTTTAAACTTGATGCTTGCAGAATGGGCAAATCGCGGTTTAAATCAGTGGACCATTGCACAGAAAAGCGTAGCGATGGTGCAAGATACTACTGCTTATAACATTGATAGCACCAATGCTACAGCTCCAATTGATGTTTTAGATGCTTTTATGCGAGAAACAATCAATTCTGAGAATACAGATTTGCCTATGACACGCATTTCTAGGTCACAATATTCTGCTTTACCCAATAAAAGTAATACAGCAAAACCTAATCAGTTTATGATTGATAAGCAATTAACACCAACTGTTACTGTTTATCCAGCTCCAGACAAATCTTCAACATATACTTTAGTAATGAATGTTTTGACTAGAATGGATGATGCTGATGCTGGTGCTAATACTATGGAAATGCCTTATCGTTTTTATCCATGTTTAGCTGCTGGTTTGGCATATTATATTTCTTTGAAAAAAGCACCAGAAAGAACTGCTATGCTTAAACAGTTGTACGAGGAAGAATTTTTGAGAGCAATGAATCAAGACGAGGAAAGAGCTTCATTTAAAATTGTTCCTGATTTGAGAAGTTATAACCATCCATAATGGGAACTTACTCAAATAAACAATCAGCTTATGGAATCTGTGATTTAACAGGTTTTCGTTATAACTTAAAAGATATGAAAAAAACTTGGGATGGTTTAATGGTTGGACCTGACCAGTTTGATCCAAAACACCCACAACTTGACCCAAGACCAGCACCTATTGAAGAACAAGCATTACAAAACGCAAGACCTGATACTTCAGATGATAATAATTTTTTTGTTGTGTATAGTAATGTTGGACTTGGTAAATTAGGCAAACAACTAGACACATATGAATTAACTTTCAGTGTTGGAGAGGTTACAATAACGACATGAGTTGGACATATTCAACATTAAAGACGGCTATTGGCGATTATTTGGAATGCGCAGAAACCACATTTACAACTCATTTGCCTGATTTTATCAAAGAATCAGAAGATAGAATCTTCAGTTTAGCTGAATTAGCACAACAAAGAAAAAATGTTCAAGGTCAAACTTCTACAAACAGTAGATTTTTAGCATGTCCATCTGATTTCTTAGCACCAATGAGTTTAGCGATTGTAAGTAGCAATACTTATGACTATTTGGATTTAAAACATGCTAGTTTTTTAAAAGAATACAGTCCAACTACTTCTGTTACTGGGCAACCTAAATATTACTCAATATTCAGTCAAGACAGTTTTACCTTAGCACCAGTTCCAGATGCTGCTTACACAGTAGAGCTACATTATCTTCATAAACCAGCAAGTTTAACTTCTGGTAGTGATAGTAGCTCAACAGTTCTTTCAACTGACTTTCCAGATGCATTGTTGTATGGTAGTTTAGTAGAAGGAGCAACTTTCTTAAAAGAAGCACCTGAAACTGTTGCTCAGTTTGAAATGAGATTTAAAGAAGCAATAGCAAGGATGAAAAATACCACAGAGGGTCGTGACACCAGAGATGAGTATAGGTATGATTCATTAAGGCAAAGAGTTACATAAATAGATAGGACAAAAAAATGGAGCCAATAGAGTCTTTAGAAGGCAAGCGAGTCGCTTTGCTTGGTTTGGGTATATCTCAAATTGATTATGTTATAAGTTTAGAAAACGGAAAAGTCTGGGATGAAGTCTGGGCGATAAATTCTGTGGCTGGCGCATTGCGCTGTGACAGACTTTTTATGATGGACCCAGCAAGCAGATTTTTTGATTCAGAAGATGCTGGTAAGCAGACATCTGTTATGCGCAAAATATTACCAAAGATAAAAGTGCCAGTTTATACTTGTGAATTGGATGAAAGAGTTCCTAGTGCTGTAGAATATCCATTAGAAAAAATATGCAATTACACAAAATGCGCTTATTTTAATAACACAGTAGCATATGCACTTGGTTTTGCTATGTATAATAAAGTTTCAGCAATTGATTTATTTGGTATAGATTTTAGTTACAGAAATGATCTACATTTTGCAGAAGCTGGTAGAGCCTGTGTTGAGTTTTGGCTTTGCAAATTGATGGAAAATGATATAACTGTAGGTGTTTCACCAAGATCAACTGTTTTAGATGCTGATGTACCAGCTGACGAAAGACTGTATGGTTATCACAGGCTTGAAAAGCCATTAGTTGCAGTGCCACATAAAGATAGTTGGATTATTTCAACTAATGATAAGATACAAGAAGTTCTCCAAGAGCATGATATGCAATTGGTTACTGAAACCAGACCGCCAGAACCATATAAAGGATAATGTCAGATAGTTTTATACAATTAGGCAAAGTGATGGTATCTACCACGCATAATCGTGGTCATCCACCTGAATTTTGGGCAGAACAAATAACAAAAAAGATATGTGATATAAGCGACAACGCACCAGATCATATTAGACAACAAGCTCATGCTTTTCAAAACCATGTTTATACTGTAGTATTAAATGGTGTCAAAAGTGCGATTGACTCAGACAGAGTAACCATAAGAGGTTTACTTGATAGTCAAGGACACACAGACATGGCTAATATTATAAAACAGTTAAAATAAGGAGAAGAACATTGGCAATCACCTCGACTATCTGTAGCTCGTTTAAGCAAGAGGTCCTTGTGGAATCGCACAATTTAACGAATGGAGCAGACTCTATTAAACTAGCTCTATACACAAGTTCTGCTACAATGGGCGCAACTACAACTGCCTATTCAACTTCACAAGAAGTAAGTGGTACTAATTACTCAGCTGGCGGTAGCGCATTAACTAATGTAACTCCAGCCTTATCTGGAACCACAGCGGTATGTGATTTTGCAGATTTAACATTCGGAACAGCTACAGTAACAGCTAGAGGATGTTTGATATATAATTCTACAAATTCAAATAAAGCAATCTGTGCCGTTGATTTCGGGGGGGATAAAGCTTCAACAGCGGGTGATTTTACAGTTGTGTTCCCTTCCGCCACGGCTACTGGAGCAATTATTAGATTAGCTTAGTCTATGGTAAACTTTTACCAAATAAGAGAGTTTATCAATGCCATTAGCAAAATTTAATTTTAAAGCTGGGATCAACAAAGAAGAAACTGACTATTCTAATGAAGGTGGTTGGGTTGATGGCAACCTTGTTCGATTTCGCAAAAGTCGTGTAGAAAAAATTGGTGGATGGATAAAATCTACCACAAATAGCATATTAGGCAGAGCCAGAGCCTTACATCAATGGATTTCTTTGGCTGGAACACGCTATCTTGGTGTTGGAACAACACTTAAATATTATATTGAAGCTGGTGGAGAGTTCAATGATGTAACTCCTGTAAGAGCTACAACTACCAATGGTATTACTTTTGCTGCTACTAATGGTTCTTCCACTATAACAGCAACTGATTCATCACATGGTGCAGTTATTGGAGATTTTGTAACTATTTCTGGTAGCGCAAGTTTAGGCGGTCTTATTACTGCTACTGTTTTAGACCAAGAATATCAGATAGCTACTGTACCTAGCACAAATACCTATACTTTCACGGCAAAAGATACAGATGGAGATGAAGTGACCGCCAATGCATCAGATAGTGGAAATGGCGGTGCTGGTGTTGATGGTGTTTATCAGATAAATGTAGGACTAGATGACTATGTGCAAGGAACTGGTTGGGGTACAGGAACTTGGGGAGCAAGTACATTTGGTTCAGCAACAGGTTTAAGTGCATCTAATCAGCTCAGAATATGGACCCATGATAATTTTGGCGAAGATTTAGCCATAAATGTAAGAGCTGGTGGCATATATTATTGGACTGAAGATGATGGATTATCTACCAGAGCTGTTGCTTTAAGCGCATTATCTGGCGCAAATTTAGCTCCAACAGTAGGTTTACAGGTCATTACATCAGAAACTGACAGGCATATGATTGTTTTAGGAGCTGATCCTGTTTCATCTGGCTCAAGAACTGGAACAATTGACCCAATGTTAATTGCCTTTAGTGACCAAGAATCTGCGATTGAATGGGAAGCATTAAGCACTAATACTGCTGGTTCCTTGCGCTTATCAAGTGGTTCACAAATAGTTGGTGGCTTAAAAGCTAGACAAGAAATACTTATTTGGACTGATAATGCCATATATGCCATGAATTTTATTGGTCCACCATTGACTTTTGCTGTCAATTTAATCAATGAAGGTGCTGGATTAATAGGTCCTAAAGCATGTGTAAATACTCCTAGTGGCATATTTTTCATGTCTAAAACAGGTTTTTATTTTTATAATGGCGCAATTAAAAAAATGGAATCAACAGTTCAAGAGTATGTATTCCAAGATTTAGATATAAATCAAGCCTATAAATGTCATTTAGCTCTTAATAGTGAATTTGGCGAAGTATGGTTCTTTTATCCATCCATAGAAGATGGAACCAAAGAAATATCCAGATACGCTATTTATAATTATGAAGAAGGTTTATGGTCAATTGGGTCACTTGTGCGCTATGCATGGATTGATGCTGGTGTGCGGAACACACCACAAGCAACTGGTGTTGATAGTAGCACCTATTATTTATATGACCATGAATCTGGATTCAATGCAGATTCAGACCCAATGGATAATGTTTATATACAATCAGCTGACTTTGATTTTGGCGAAGGCGAAACCTTAGCCTTTATTAAACGCATCATACCTGACATAAAATTTGTTAATGATGTTGGCACAAGTCCAAATGGTGCTGTTAATGTGGTTTTGAAGAAACGAGATTTTAATGGAGAAAGTTTAAGCACTGACAGTACAAGCCAAGTAACTTCAAGCACTACACAGAGTTATGTTCGCGCAAGAGGAAGGCAGTTTGTGCTTAGATTTGAGTCTGATGATGATAATTCAGATGGTGATAGAAAGGATTATAAGTGGCGATTGGGAGCAACTAGAATGGATATTCAGCCATCAGGTAGGCGAGGTGCATGAGCAAATTACTTGAAACAAGACTGCCCTTGGCAGAAGGCATTGAACTAACGCCAGAGCTATTTAATCGTTTAGTTAGAATATTAGAAATAAATTTAGGTGCTATTGACCCTGATAAAACGCCTAGTTTTAATGCTACTGAAATTTCTCAATTGCAGTTTGCAACAGGAAGTATTATATTTAACACTACAAATAAGATTCATCAGGCTTTTGATGGCACAGCTATGAGGAATTTGTATGAACATCAAACTTACCCATCAGGTTTGGGTGTCACAACATCAGTAGGGAGCGTTACTGTAACGATAAGTTAATATGCCAATAAGCGAAGAATTACAAAGAAGAATAGCTGGGTTCACAGGTGGGTCAATTTCTGATGTAGAAAAATCTATAATGCCAACAATACCAGCAGTTGGTACAGGAGTAACTTCTGACGAAGAAATGCAACTCTTGCAACAGGCTGAAGCTGAAAGTGGTGCGCCATTTACTGCTGAAGAAAGAGAGTCAGCCTTACTACAAATCCAAAATATGCTTAAAATGTCGCAAGCTCCTTATTATGAGCAAGCACAACAAATAGCTGGTCTAGGTAGCGGAGTTGATACTTCTTTAATACATGCTGAAGCTGGTGACACAGTTATACCACCAGATGTTTTAGGAGATGACCCACAGCTAGAATCTTATTTAGAACAAAAATTTATTGATTACAATATTGATCCAGAATCAAGAGTGGTTGGCTCACCAAAAGGAATTATGAGTTTAGATACTGGGTTACAAGAAATGGGTTTCTTCAAAAAAGTAGGTAAGTTCTTGAAGAAGGTGGTTGCACCAATAGCTAAGGTTGCTCAATTTATACCCGGACCTTGGATGGGTCCAGCAGCATTAATAGCTAAAGCAGACACAGTAAGAAATGTAGTAAGAGGGGATGCAAACCCATTGGCATTATTATCAGTAGCTGGACCTTTAGCTGTAGGACCATCAATCAAAGATTCTATTGCTGGCATAAAAGGTTTATCAACAGCAGCTGGCGGTTCTGGCGGTTTTCTCTCAGGGTTAGGAGAAGCTATTAGACAAACACCCGGTGCAATTGGAAGTGGAATAACCAGCTTAGTACAAAACCCAATGGGAAGTATTGGTAATTTATTTAAGTCAAGAAATCCAGATGATTATATTGAAGCTGGCGGTGTTGGTAGTGGAAATTGGGTAAATAAAATTACAGGAGAAGCGTTGCCAAAAGGAATTACTGATCCAACTCAATTAATGGCTAGGTCTGGTTCTGGCATACAATCTTTAACCAAAGGATTACAGGGCAGTCTATTTGGAACAGAAGGAATGGCTGGCGGTCTGGAAGCTGGCACAGGAGTAGATGCTGGAAATTTTGTAGATCAACAAGGTAATGTTTACAGTAAAGAACAAATGCAAGGAGCTGGTTTAGTTGACCAATCTGGTAATTTAGTACAACAAGCATCTGGTCAGTTTAAGTCCACAGGAACAGGAACAGGAACAGGAACAGGAACAGCAGCAGCTAAAGGTTCATTTTTAAGTAATTTGTTAGGTGGATCAGGTGGATCAGGCGGTATGGGCGGTTTAGCTGGATTAACCTTAGCTGGCGGTTTAGCTGGAACATTAGGCAAACTGGCTTATGATGAAGCTAAGAAAGATAAAGGTGTGCAAATGACACCATTTACCAGTATGGATGCGACAGGCAGATACAACATAGAAGCTGAACTTGCTAGAAGGATGGGTCAACAAGCACCTAATCCTGTTGAGTTTGGTTTATTGCCAGCTGGCACTTTTCCAACATTAAGCGGTGGACAACCAATGGTACAGCCAATGCAAGCTAGATATGGTGGACCTGTCATGGCATATGCAGATGGTGGCGATGTTTCAATGGAAGAATTTGAAAGAATGAATGGTGGTATCAATGGTGAAGGCACTGAAATCAGTGATGAAATTCCAGCCATGTTATCAGATGGCGAATTTGTAATGACAGGTCAAGCTGTAAGAGGTGCTGGTAAGTATGAAATGGAAACAGGTGAGGGTGGTATTATAAGTTTAGTGCCATCTTTAGATGAGGACAGAGAACGTGGCACTAACTTGATGTATCAAATGATGGAAGCATTTGCTGGTCAAGCTATGCCAGCATAGGAGAACATAATGCCACAAGGTATCGGTACATATGGTAGTCAGGTTGGCAGACCTAAAAAATATGATGCTGGTGGTGATGTAGATACCACTATGATGAATTACTTTCCACAAAGAAAGCCAATGAGTGTGCCTTCTTTGACAGGTGTTCCAGCAATAGATGCATATAATCAAAACCTAGCTGGTGTTACAGCTGCTCCAGTTAGAGTGACTCCATTTAGTCCTTCACCAAGGACTTCAGTTCCAGCTCCAGTACCTACAGTACCAACAGCTCCAGTACCAACAGCTCCAGTACCTACAGTACCAACAGCTGCTCCTACAGTACCTACAGTACCAACAGCTCCAGTACCAACAGCAGTAGCACCACCTACTACGCAGTTAGCACCTTACACTGGTGCTGGTAATGTAGCTGATCCAAACTACATTAGTGGAATTAACAGAGTTGAAACTGGCTTAGATGCAACTACAAAACAAATGTTGTTTGGTTTAGATGGCAAAGGTGGATTTATCCCCGGTGCTATGCAAGCAGCTGAAAGCACTTTCTTTAATCCAGATGGTACACCAAGAGTTGTTGACCAAACTGTTGCTGGCTTTACTCCAGACCAACTACAAGCCATGCAAATGGCTAGAGAGCAAGCTGGAATACAAGATAGATATTTGACAGGCGCAGAGGAAGCATTTAGGTCTGGATTAGGCGCATTAGAAGGTGGTAGAAGTGGATTCTTTAATCGTTTAGGTGAATCAGAAGATTTGCTAAGACAAACAACTGGTGCTTATGACCCAAGTATGACTCAAAAATACTTTGACCCATTTGAAGATAAAGTAGTTCAACAAAGCATAGAAGATATTAGAAAATATGGCGCACAACAAGATATTTCAGATACAGCTAGAGCAATAGGAAGCGGTGGTTTATCAGCTTTTGGTGAAAGAGCTGGTAAGTTTGCTGGTGAAAGAGCAGCTGGTAGAGAACGCGGTTTGATGGAAGCCATAGCTGGCATAAGAAGCGGTGGTCTTGATAGAGCTAGACAATTTGGTATGTCTGAGTTTGAAAGACAACAACAAGCAAGAAGGCAAGCTGCTTCTGGCTTGGGTGGATTTGCTGCCAATAGATTTGGTGCAGATCAAACATTAGGTGGTGCATATACTGGCTTTGGCTCAGGTTTAGCTGGCTTAGGTGGAATGCAACAACAAGCTGGCGCATTTGATATTAACCAATTATTAGGTTCTGGTGTAATGCAACAAGTGTTAGCACAACAACAAGCGGAAGCTCAGAGAGCTAATGTGTTACAAGCGCAACAAGCACCATTGGCTCAATACCAAGCATTAGCACCATTTATAAGCATGGCTCCAGCTGGTCAATTCCAAACAAGTACGCAGTTTGCACCACAACCAAGTGCATTACAGACAGGCTTGGGTGTTGGATTAAGCGCATTAGGTGGTATTGGCTCTTTCTTAAATCCAAGAACAACATAAAATGGCTATTGGCAGACCACAAATTCCTTCTCAAATTGATGCTTTCGCACCGGGTGGAGATGTTACAGTAAATGCTGGATCACCAACATTTACACAAGCTCATGCAGATGAATTAGCGAGATTGCTAATGATACAAAGAGAAGCAAAACAAATGGATTACCCTTCTAATGTTGAAAAATACAAAACTAGATTGGGCGAATTTGCTGAACCAACAGCAAGGATGAATATATATGACTTTGCATCAGAGTTAGGTGCTGGTTTGTTATCTACGCCCAATACAGGTGGTGCATCAGCTTTTACTGGATTAGGCGTTGGTTTTAATAGAGCTTCAGAAAGAATGCGTAATGCTGAAGCTGAAGATAGAAAAATGCGACAACAAGTTGGTATGCAAGCAGCTCAAATGGCAATGCAAGATGAAAAAGGTGCATTGGACTATTTAAGACAAATAGAATTAAAAAATATAGATTATAAAAACAAACGTGGTGATTTACTTACTTTTGAATACACTGACAAAGATGGCGTAGTTCATAAACAAACAGTTCGAGATAATTATGCTAATGACGATATTATTGATGACCTTATACAGAACAAAGGTGCGATAGAAGTTAAAACACCTAGCAGTGAAGTCAATTTAATTACAGGTCAAGTATCAAAAAGAGATGAAAAGGCTATAGATGCACAATATAAAATGGAAGAAGAAATATTTGCTAAAAGGAAAGCTGGTATTTCTTCCATAGCCAATGTCGATGAAGCATTAGCGATTGCAACAAGATTGGGAGTAGATAATTTTGGTGCTGTTGAAAGTTTAACAATGTACCCTAGAAAATTAATTGATGCTCTCGGAAAAAAAGATTCAGAAGTTATTGGCGATCAAATATTGCTAAATCAAATATCTATGGGATTTACCATGGATATAGTAAGCAGAACAAAGGGTGCTATATCAAACAGGGAAATGGAATTATTTATACAAGCATCACCGGGTCTTGGATCAAACTACAATGGCTTTATTAAGCAAGCTAATTACCTCAAAAGAATAGCTCAAAGGGATGTTGATTATGCTAGGGCATATGCAGACAAAGCTAATGAATTAGAAGAACAAGAACTCGATGGCGAATTGACAGCATCACAAGTAAAAAGGCAGTTAGATTTATTTGAAGGTGATTGGTATGACAGAACTTATTTTGACGAAGAAACAGGTTCTTTTATAACTGATGACAAATCTAGAGAAAATTTGATATTTACTGAAAAGGAAACAGAAGAATTGAAAAATATTGTTAAAAACAGAGTAGGTTATGCTGAAGGTTTTGATGAAAATAAATATCAAAAAAAATATCGTGAAGGTCAAGATAAAATAATTGAATCTTCTTATTCAACAAATCAATCTCCACAGTTGCGAAATGCGCTAACTTTAAGAGAGCAAGTTGAAAGTGGTACAGGCAAATATGCTGGTTTAACTGAAGAAGAAAGAATACAAAAACTCAATGAGATTGATAATTTGATACAGGAAATTAGTGGGCAATGAGCGATGTAAATAAGGTAGATGATGAGATAAATCGCATCAGAAATAATCAACGTATTTATGACCAAGCTACTGATGATTACACGCTGAGGAAAACTAGAGCTAACTTGTTTTTTGATGATGACACTGAGATTGAATATTTGGCATCACAGCGTTTTCCCAACGATAAATTTGCTGCTTTAAAATATACTAATCGTGATGGCACTCTTTATTATGAGGACTCTAATGGTAAAAATGTTTTCGATGGCAAATCCTATTCTAAAGAGTTTCCTGACAATGAAACTGTAGGTTGGTGGGGAGATAAATTTGTTCCTAACATTGCACCAGCTGGCACTTTTGTTGCTGATGTTGCTGGTGGTATGGCTGGAGCGCAAAAAGGCTTCAAGACTGGCATGAGATTAGCTAAAAATGTTCCAAGTCCAATAGCTAAAGCGTTTGTTGTGCTTGGCTCTACAGCTGTTGGTGGTTTTGGTGGTAACATGCTGTATGGTGGTGGAGCAAGATATGGTAGAGAAGCACTAATTAATGGTTTTTATAGTGAAAAACCAGAAGAATTAGAAGCAGCTTATTATGATTTATTAGAATCATCAACTTGGTCTTTATTGCCTTTTGGTACTGGCACAGTTGGATTAACTAAACTGGCATATAAATTTAGAGGTAAAGAAGATGCCTTGCAAGCTATTATTAACTTAGGTAAAGATGCAAGTGTCCAGAAAAAAATTGCTACAGCTAAAGAATTTGGTATTGATTTGACACCAGCTCAAGCAACCAAAGCTGGTTCCAGAGCTAGAGATATACAATATTTTATTACTAGACAACCAGACACAAGAGCAATTACTAAATTTTATGAAAGTCAAGCCTCACAAGCAAAAGAAGCAATAGAAGTTTTTGCAGACCAGATTGGCTCTGGCAAAACTGTTGGTGACATCAATACAAGAATTAAAGAAGCTGGAAATTGGGTTATGGAAGAATTATCCAGAAGAAGGAAAGTCAGAGGTGGAAAACTGTATGACATGCTCAAAGAAGCACCTGAAGGTATTAAGATTGATGAGATGCAAAAGTTTATTGATCTGATAGATTTCCATATAGCTGGTAAAGATGTAGGACCTAAATTTGTTCCTAGTGAAACTACTGTAAAAAATTTACAAAAATTTAAAGATATTTTCTATAAAGATGGTGAATTAGTTGATGATTTAATGTCTGTACACGCTAGAAGAAGTACAGACATAACAAACTTTTTGAGAACTTTACAAGAAAAAGGTGGCGGTGATTTTGCAAAGATTTCTAATCTAAAAGAAATTTTAACTTCCTTGATGGATGAAACTGCACCTATCTATAGACAAGCTAGAAAGATTTATGACCCAACTAGACCATCCTTACAATTGATAGAAAAAGGCGTGATTGGTAGATTTGGCAAGCTAATGACTGACAAACAAACTGCGACAGCCATGAAAAATTTATTTGATCCTAATGTTTCAATAAGATCATTAAGAAATGCCAGAAGATTATTGCAAACTGCTGATCCAGATGCTTTTAAAGATGTAAAAAAACAATTTATTTTAAACATGCTAGATGATGTTACAAAACAATCTCAATTACAAAAAGGACTTCCAAAATTTAAAAATAATTTTCAACAGCCTAAGATGCAAGCAATGATGGAAGAAATGCTATCACCTGAAGAATATGCAAGTTTTACAAAATTAATTAACGTAATGGATGATGCATTTTCCATACCTATGGGTGGTTCTCCAACACAACCATTACATGCTATGGAGAAAACTTTTAGAGATGAATCTTTAGATATAGGTACAAGAGCAGCTCAAAATGTATTAAACGTAAACAAATTATTACAAACAATTATTGGTGGTAGAGGTTTTGGCGATATGCTGTTTGAGAATGTTGCAGCCAGACAATATGAAAGACATTTACAAAATACAATCAGAGCATTAACAGAAAGTCCAGAT